ACAGCCAGAATTGACTTAGTAGACATAACCTCGGAGGGAGGACACCATGGCAGATAAAAAAATATCAGAATTAACAGAGATAGGAACAATTGACTCCGGTTCCGTTTTTCCTATTGATAGCGCTGCCGGAGAGACGCGTAAAATAACCTTTGAGAATGTAGAGGATGGGATTGCTCATGGAAATATTCAGGATGTAGGAACAAATACTCATGATCAGATTGATACGGCTATATCAGATTCCGCTACACATATTTCTAAAACCGATAATCCTCATTCGGTTACTAAAGCTCAGGTGGGTTTGGGAAGCGTAGACAACAATTCTTTACTTACGATACTCCAGAGCGTCTATCCGGTTGGTTCTATCTATTTTAATAAGACAGATAACACCAATCCGGGAACGAGATTCGGTTTCGGAACTTGGGTAGCTATAGAGGGATATGTGGTCGCAGGTTATAAATCTGGTGATGCTAATTTCGGAACAGCAGGTGGAACGGTTGGTGTAGCATCGGTTACGCTAACAGCCCTACAATCTGGACTCAGGGAACACTCCCACGTTCAAAAAGTTGGCTCTGGTGCTACTCCGTCTACACACCTAATGACTCCCCAGATTTACTACGGGAATACAAATACTTACGACTCTGCTGGCTCTACGGCACTGTCTGGACCTGCGGTAGCCACAGACGCTCACACTAACATACAACCAACACTGGTGGCTTATGTTTGGGAAAGAACCGTATAATGAGTAATTGGAGCAAAACATCAAAAGGAACAACCAAGTTTAATGAAGGAACCTCTGGGTTCATCCTAACTTCTGATTCTGACTTTTTAATTACTGATTCCGGGGATCATTTAGTCTTTGGGGACTTTACTAATGTAAGAGATTCTCTGTATTCAGCCGGTGTTAAAAATAAGACTGGGTTTGTTAGTGAGGAGAAAGAGACCGGAAACTTCAGTAGTGCAGAAAAAAACGCTACAGGGTTTGTTGAGGATTCACACGAAAAGACTCTATATGAAAAGGTGGATGTTGTTAATGATACGGCATTTACTTCAGCACAAAAGAGCGCGACCGACTTCGGAGAGTTTACCGGCGATATTTATAACACCGCGAATGAGTATGATAGCGATCAATATTATAACGGCAAGGAGATTATAACCGTTGGCACGATATTCTCCGGCAATGCCAAAGAAAGGACGGAGTGGTCATGAATTACCCAAATGCTTTAGATAATTTCTCAAATCCATCAGCCAATACTAAGATGGATGATATTCCTCATGCAACTCAGCATAGCGATGCCAATGATGCGATTGAGGCGCTTGAGGCTAAGGTAGGGACAGATGGCTCGGCAGATACAGACTCAGTTGATCACAAGCTGGCTACTGTTATCTCTGACTTAAACACAGATGAAGGGAATCTGTCCACTCATATTGCAGATACCGCCAACCCTCATGCAGTCACTAAGGCGCAGGTTGGTCTTGGGAGCGTAGATAACAATTCTCTGTCTACTATATTACAAGCGGTCTATCCGGTTGGTTCTATTTATATAACTATTACTGCCACTAATCCGGCAACGGTCTTTGGTTTTGGAACTTGGGTGGCATTTGGAACTGGTAGAACTTTAGTCGGGATAGATACTGGGCAGACAGAGTTTGATACGGTAGAGGAGACTGGCGGACACAAAGCATTACAACAACATAACCACGGGAATACTGGTGGACAATCAGCAACTCACGACCACAACCTTCACATGTCTGGCAGGACAACTGCAACAACAAATTATATTGAAACGACAGAAGCAGGGTCAAAGGCGGCGACAGATTGGTCAAATGAGGCTCCGATTGGCAATGCTAATGCCGACCACGTTCACGGAACGAGCAACGCTGGAACTGGTAATGCACAAAACTTGCAACCCTATATAACAGTTTATATGTTTAAGCGCACAGCATAGAGTTTAATCGCAATTTATGGTATAATTAACAAAAGGCCACAAGTCGTGCGCCTTTTAATTTTGGAGAAGCAATAATGGACAAGAAAACATTTCAGGATCTATACAGCGAAGTTCAGGAGATGACCGGGGATACAAACACCACAACCTTAGCATACATAAAAAAATGGATAAATCAGGGTCAGCGATTGTTTAATGCCGCCTCTAAGAGATATTTCTTAAGGGAAGAGAAGAGCGCTAATCTTGTCGCAAATCAGCAATATTACCAATTACCAGTGGACTGCATTAGGGTTAAGAATGTAAAGGTAGAGACCACAAGCGAACCACGACCAGTAACAGAGATTCAGAGCGAAGAAGAATGGGATCGGATGAATATGTATTCGTCTACCGCCACAGACCCAACCCATTTCTTTATAAGAGGCTCTAAAGAAATAGGACTTTATCCCACCCCATCTACGGCTTACACTTCCGGGCTGATTATCTCCTACGAAAAAGGCGAGAAGTCTATGACTCAGGCTGACTACACGACCGGAACGATCACCGTAACCAACGGAGACGCTACGATCACCCACAGTGCTACAGGGTTCACGGCCTCTATGGTTGACAGGTACTTTCAAGTAACAGACGGCTCCGAGGGTTATTTCTATAAGATTGCTTCATATACAGATACCGCTAACTTAGAGCTTGAAAATGTCTATCAAGGGTCATCCGGATCCGCCAAGACCTTTAGAATAGGTGAGAGTTCTCAGATACCAGACGAGTTCCATGAGTCTTTAATTGATTATGCTCTTTATAGATACTACCTTTCTAAAAAGGACTTAGGGTCAGCCGGAGAGTTTAAATCTCTGTTTGAGGCGGCCTTAGAGAGATGCAAAGAAAACTATTCAGCCAAAACCTCAAGTGCCGTGATTCATAGTAACAGAGTAAGCAATAACAGTTTCTACCAAATAGATTCTGTCACATAGGAGGTGTTTTGAAGCAAATATTAAATATCTCAAAATACTCTGGTGGTCAGTCAGGCAACGAGAAGGAAGGGATTGCCAACTCTTTTAAATATGTCAAAAACTTAAATGTCAGGGATAACCCTACTCTTTTAAAGGTTCAGCCGAGAACATCTAAGGACTCCGGCACGACTGTTACTGATCTGATATTGGATGCTGTTAGAGTTAAAAATGGCGACACCTATTTTATAGGCGATACTGGTAACTTTTATAAGCGGACTGCCGCTGGAGTTTGGAGCTTGATTGGGGATGCAGGAGACTCTTCAGGAGGCTCATTGATATACCGAGAGGACACTGACTACATTTATATCCCCCTTCTCACTACTATAGCGACCTATGGGCCTCTGAGTGGCACTCCTGCCTTGACTGCGAGCGCAATAGCGACATCTCTTGATCAGAAGTCATATAACGGTGCGGCAACCTACGCCTTGACGACTGGGGTCAATGAGGGGTATACCCATGTTTTTGATTTTCAGCCAGAAGCGGAGCCGTTTTACTCAGTTAAACTAAAGGTGGTGGCTAAGGGAACTGGTAACTGGACCGTTACCCTGCATGATGATGCTAACAATGTCCTCGGAACTTCTACGGTTGCCAATGCTTCTTTGACCAACGGAATATTAAATGAGTTCGTCTTTACTCCGGTTAGGATGTTGGTAAAACCTAATGCCAGAACTTATCATTTTCACATTACTTCCACGGTGGCTGATGGCACAATTCAAACCAAGACAGATTCTAAGGGAGCCATTACCGTCACAATAGCGTCTCCTGCTGTATTTACTTTGTCTAATCACGGACTATCAGCAGGAGATCAGGTCTATCTAACTACTACAGGAGCTTTGCCTACCGGCCTCTCAGTATCCACTCCTTATTATGTGATCACTCAAGGGCTAACGGCCTCTACCTTCCAAGTCTCTACGGTGGCCGGGGGAGCGGTGGTAAATACCTCTGGCTCTCAGTCTGGCACTCATACGCTTTATGCTGACTTTGCTTTTGACCACGAGACCTATGCGACCAGGTTCATTTCTACGCGTAATGGACTTCATCCTGCGGTTCAGTTTTTGCAATACAATTGTTTTGGTAACGGCAACTATCTATCGGTTTGGGAGCCACTTACCACTACTCCGACAAGCACTGAGTTTAATAGACACCGATTAACATTCCCTTCTGGTTATGAGGTTTGTGGCGTAGCGTATTCTGATGAGTTTATGGCAATTGCCTGTGAGAAGAGAAGCACCGATGATGATTCTGACTTCCAAGACGGTAAAATATTCTTCTGGGATGGAATGGCAGGAACTTATAACTTTTTTATAGATGTGCCAGAGGGCGCACCCTATTCACCATTTTATTATAAAGGGATCCTCTACTATATGGCGCGCGGAGAACGATTTGCTTATGCCGGTGGACTCCCGACAAAGATCCAGCGATTCCCAAATGTGGAGCAAGAATATACCTCAGAGAGAGATTATGTTCGTCTTTACCCTAATATGGCAACCGTTAGAAAGGGAGTTTTGCTCCAGGGATTTCCCTCAGACACCGCCAATACTACCCTTGAATACGGAGTTTACGGACTTGGGTCAAGAGATAAAGAATACCCAGCGTCATTCTCTTATGATTTCCAGATCTCTACTGGAACAATTCTAAATACAGCCGGAACGCTCAAGATAGGGATGGTCAAAAACTTCAACGAGGATTTGTTCATTTCTTGGAAGGATGACGCTGCTTACGGAGTAGACAGGGTTTATAACAACTCGTTGCCTGCGAGAACTGCCGAAATAGAGACACTCATCTTTGATAATAGTAATCCGTGGGGAGACAAGATGGCGATCGGGCTGAAGTCAGTATTCAAGGCCTTGCCGACCGGATGCACCGTTATGCTAAAATACAAGATAGACAGAGAAGCATCTTGGCACACTTCAGATACGGCAGTAGCCGGAGATACTGAGTTGGTTTATAAGTTTGCTACTGGTAGAAGATTCAAAGAGATTGAGTTTGGACTGAGTATTGCTACTGCAGTGGATTCCACCGCTACTCCGGAGATAATTTCTTTAGCCTTTGAGTTTGACGATTTACGAGAGGAGACAGGACTATAATGGAAATAGCCAAAGACGGTAAGCCAAGTTTCAATACGATAAAAGAGGGGCTAATTGATGTTGTTGAAAGGCAGAGACTACTTCAACGGCAAAATGTTTCACAATTTACTCAGATAGCCGGCAACTCAAAAACTATCATAATGAGTGATGGAGAGAATAACCGAGTCAGAATCGGCTTCAAGGAGGCATAATGGAGGATGCCATAAGAGTATCACGCAGAGGGTTCAATGTTGACACCTGTGCTGATAATCAACTACTGTTTTCATCCGGCTTCCCTACCTTGTCGGTATTTAAGTCTGGTTCTTTCAGTTTTCCGTCAAACTCGGATCGGACAATTATTACTCACGACTTAGGTTACTGGCCAGTATTCTGGGTTTTCGTTGATCAGGACTACTTTGGGCTTGGGGCAGATAAATATGCGATGTCATCTCCTGGTAATTCTCAGTTTTTTAATATGGGTAAATATGATTTAGTTTGGAGCGGTGGCACTGGGGGATATGGAGCAGGCACAATAACTGGAAGGTATTATATCTTTAATAGACCAATTGAGCTTAACTTTGAGGCCGATAAATACAGCTCAAAAGAGATAACTTCGGTAAAGGATGAAAACTATGAGTTTGCCATTTCTAAAGAAGGTAAGGATGTTTCGTCTGAGGACTATAGGGATTTTATAGTTCACTCTGATACGAGGAATATGCTAATTCACAAAACTGGGGTATTGAGCATAACTGATCCTCCAATAGATATTACCATCACTCACGACCTGGGGTATTACCCGATGTATAGCTTTTACGGTCGCTCAGTAGAATTGGGAGTTGGGGATGACCAAAGATACCAGATGCTAAACACGGCCACTGATTCAATCTCAAGAGCGTCAACCAGCAATATAACATTTAATGCTTTTTACTTGGCGACTTACGCCTATTTAATTTATAAGGATCCACTATTATGAGCCTTATAGTAACACTACCGGGGTATGATGTTGAAGATGCCGAGCCGTATGAATGCGCGGTCCATTCGGACTACCCTCTGATGAAAATGGAGCAGAAGAATTATGGTCAGCTTGAGTATACCTTTCCAGACAATCCTGCGTCAGGCACTACTCGTAATTTAGTCACAATAACTCATGGCTATAATTATGTCCCGGCCAACATCGGATTTATTGGTCTTAGTGGTGGCCCAATAGCTACCCCATTCTTTTGTCAGCTTAGATATTTGATGGATGGATTTGTGCAGGAGTTTGTTTGTTATTCAGACGAAAGAGAGTTTAAGATCAATTACATTGTTTATGATGTGCCGGCCCAAAATGTTACTGGTATGAAGGTTCAGATGAAATACTATATCTTTTGCGAAGAAGGGAAATAAGTGTTATAATATCAACATAGCCACACGCTCCGTGGCTTTTAATTTTGGAGGAAATATGGCAACACTCTCAGATTTAGAACAAGGCGTTAATCAAGCGAGTAAAAACTTACAGGACTGGCAGGCATCTCGGAAGAATCCGGTAGACCTTCTAAACGAAGCGACATCGGCTCTTGGTATTCCAGAGGTCAGGACTCGCGTCTCAAGCCTAAGAAAGTCACTTTTAGATACGGAGAACCTTCTGTCTGGAGTAGAGGGATCAGTTAAGGGCAGAACTCAGGGATCGTTAGTTACAGAAGCTCAAAGACAGAGATTGACAGCATTAGAGAGAGAACCAATCGCTGGACAGCTTGGTAAGTTTCAGGGTGCATATGGAATGGAGACTGGCAATTTGAATGATTTAATGGGCGAAGCGTCTCAGCAGGTTACGCTTGGTATTGAGGGCCAGAAGATGCAGGGCGAGAAGTTTCAAACCGAACTTGACCGATCTAAGGGTTCCTACGAGAGGGCATTAGAGCTTGAAAAAATGAGAAGGCAGAAGGAGGAAGCTGATAGGGCGCACGCGCTTGCCGTCAAGGAGGCTAACCGGAAAGCGGCAGAAGGGGCAACAACGAAGAAGGGTACTGCTATGTCTCTTGGTGATAGTGTCAAAGATTTGGTTATGAGCCAGGGATTAACCTGGGGTAGGGCCGCGGCTCTTATTGAGGGGAAAGACGGTAAGAAAATAACAGCCGGATCAGACGCAGATGTTTATCTAAAGTTTTATTTTGGTCTTAGGGAGCAGAACCCTGGCAAATATATGAGTAGCGCAGACTTGCAGAAGGCGGCTAAACTTGGTCTAACCAAAGGTTAGGAGTCTTTGTGGCTAAATATTACAATCCGTACTTAGAAGAAGCCGAGGAAAAACCGAAAAAGAAAACCAAGACATATAATAAATATCTTGATGAGATTAGTGATGAAGAGCTTATAAGCTGGCGATGGGATCATCTTAGTGCTACCAGGAAGAGGGAAGAGGAAGAGCAAAGAAAGCGAGAAGAGGGGAAAAACGAGTCAACCAAAAAAGAAGAACCCAAGAAAGAAGAGCCGAAAAAGACTACTAAGAAAAGCGAAGATAAGTACGAGAAATCAAAGGATAGCCCTAAAAACTTTGGCGAGGCCGCGAAATTGTACGGTGAGGCAATAACAAGCGATCCGCTTGGAAACTTCGGTAATATCGCCAGGGGGATGCTGACTAAAGATAGAGCAAGGAAGATGAGGGGGGATACACTGATTCTTGAAAGGAAAGAGGATTTAGGCTCCCTTGATTATGGCGACAAAAGCACCCATGTTGATCATAAGATACCGCTATCGCTCGGTGGCTCTAACGCTCACAAAAACCTTCAAATATTATCTGCAGAAGATAACAAGGAAAAAGCAAAATACGAAAAAGAGCTTGAAAAACTACTTGCCTCTAAGGAGATAACCAAAAAAGAGGCCAGGAAAAGAATGGAGGTCTATAACGCGAATCTCAACGCAAAGCCAGTTGAAGATGATAAGTCGCTTGTCGGTTATTTAGAAAAAGCACCTGGCGCGGCAGAAGATGTGGCCGGTGGTCTCATCGGGTCTACCTGGCAAATGGGATCAAGGATGATCGGTGGACTCTCTCAAGAATACGGTGAATCAATGAGGGTGGTAGGCTATGATCCTACGAAGGGGAGCATATTCGGACCCCTCGGAAATATGCTATCTATCGGTACTTTTAATATGCCCGGTGGTAAAGAGCAAAAGAAGCAATTTACTGAGTCAGAGATGGCTAAAAAAATATCAAGTTGGGGGGAGAACTTTACTAAGGTTCAAGAGGGGAAGCTATCGGAGAGCGAGTTTGCCAGAGAAAAAGCCGAGAACCCTTTTTTATATGATGTGGCGGCTGGATTCGGGAGTGCGGCCACGGCTCTACTCGCGACACTGGCGACAAAGAATCCGGCAACAGCGATGGCACTATTTGGGTCTTATGCAAACTCTAATCACTATATTGAGTCAAGGGCGGCCGGTAGTGATCCGGAACAGGCGGCCGTTGGAGGCGGCAGGGCGCAGGTGGTTGAGGCCGGACTTGAGGCATTGGATGTTCCGTTTATAAAAGCTGGCGGTAAGTTTTTAATAAAGACTGCAAAAAGAGCATTGATTGAGTCGTTCCAAGAGTTTTCTCAGGAAGTTGGTGGGAATATTATCGCTATGACTGACTATGATAATCCTGAAAGCTGGAGTGACGCCTTCAAAAAGGCTTTTGATGGGGCGCTATACTCTGCCTTAATCGGTGGAATAGTTGGTGGAGGAACCTCTATTGTTGGCGACTTTGGATTTAAGAATGGCATGAAGGAGCATTACGAGAACTCTGGTCTATCTAAAGAAGAATCAGAAGTAATGGCTGAAGATATTACGATGACTACGGTGGAGAAAATAAAGGAAGCTCTTGGAATATCTGAGGAGCAAAATATTGACGAGACACAGGATCCGCTGGCAGAAGCGTCTCCACAGGACTTGGTTGAGTTTCCTACTGAACCAATTGTTAAAAAAACCACGCCAGAGACACAAGGGCAAACATCCCCGACAGATTTAGTAGAAAAGGATAGCAAGCCTATAGTTGAGACCGAGAGGACAAAGGTCGCACAATATTCTCCGGGTCAGGTTGTTAAAGATGAGTACGGATCTACTTACGAAGTCACCGAAGATACCGGAGACGCTATTCGTGCTACATCAGACACAACAGGTGAAAAGATTTGGATTTCAAAAACAAAAGAAGATGGCAGTATTCGGTTTGCTCCATTAGAGGAAGGTGGAGTTAGGAAAGAGAGAGTGAAGATAACCGAGGGTGTTAAAAAGTATGAGCCAAAAGGCAAGCCTACCCTAAAAGCTAAGGATGGAGTAAAGACGACCCAACCTACCAGTGTAAAGGGTGGGGTAGATAAGTATCTCTATCATGGAACAGCGGACATAAACATGGATAGCATAGCCAAAGAAGGTCTAAAGCCTGGTTTAACAAGTAAGAGAATAAGCCTGTCTAAAACCGAGCCTTACGCAACCTCGTTCGCTGAATCAAGCGTAGTCCCAAGCAAACAGGGTCAAGGAGCAGTTCTTAGAGTGAATACCGACTTGATAGATGGTAAAACTAGGACTGGTAACATACCAACGGGTGATAAGCTAAATGAACTTGTCACTAACAAAGCAATACCACCAGAGGCACTTGAAATAAAAGTGAATGGAAAATGGCAACCCCTCTCCCAACCTACCAGTGTAAAGGGTGGGGTAGATAAGGTAAACATTCAGGCAATATCCCTGAGCAAGCCAAAACCAAAAAAGAAAACTCTCGCTAAAATAATCACTCCCAAAAAGGCAGTTGATCTTGTCACCTCTGCAATAAGCAAGAGGAGTTCCCTGGATGTGCTTAAGGGGGTTCTCGTTAAGGGCAAGGATTTATACGCTACCAACCTTGAGACCTTCATCATCTATCACGGAGATAAGGACTTAGGTAATAAGATAGTTGATGGCGATTCGCTAAAAAGCGTAGGGCTTGAAAACATTGGTGGATTGAAAGAGATGATGGAAGCCAGCGAGTTTCCGGTTTTGCCAGAGATTACTAAGGAGGTCGGTACGCTTGATAATTTTGAATCCGAGCTAAGCGGTGCGCTGACGGCAGTTGCTAAAGACGAAACGAGGCCAGTATTATCCGGAGTCCATTTTCTAATTAAGGATGGCGTACTAAGTGTTGCCGCTACTGACTCCTATAAACTTTATGTAAACCAGTCAAAGACCAGCATTAAGGGGGATCATGAGTTTATTATGGCTCAAGATACCGCTAAGAAATTGGGCCGGATATTGAAAGAAGGTGGCAAGGTAAAAGTTTACAGAGATAACAATATCCTCAGATTTACAGTAGGCAAGTTTGATGTTTATGGCAGAGAAGTTGACGGTCAGTTTCCAAAATATCAAGACAAGCAAATACTACCAGAAAAGACAGACAAGGCTTTTACGGCAGACCCTAAGGAGCTAACCGAGATCCTAAAGAAAGCCAAAGGGAAGGCCAAGATGGCAGAGTTTGATGTTGAAAAAGGCGAGATTACTGTCAGATTAACCGATGAAGAAAACTCTGAGTTTACTCAGAAAATAAAGATGAAGAAGGTTGATGGAGTCGGAACATCCCAAGAGTCAGATATTATAATGCCGATCAGAGATGGAACCGGAGACTTTAGCGTCAATGCCGAGTATTTAATAAACGCGATGAAGAGGTACGGTAGCCCAGTTATTGGATTCGGTAGCAATATGTCCCCTCTCGTTATTAAAGAAAAAAGCGATAGTTCAAAGCTAATAAGACAGCAAGATCCGATTGTGAGTGGGGAAGTAAAATCCCTCAAGACCAGAAGTTGGCGTGCGAGAACTATTGACGATGCCTATAAAAACAAACTTAAATATGTTCCAGGGAGGACCACAATACCGCAGGAACTTCAGTTAGAGTTTTCAGACAAAGGCAAAGACCTTTCAAGGGCAGAGATGGTAAAAAACATCCTTTTACCTAAGGGAGACAATGTAAAGATAATGGGATTCGGTGACCTTCCTATTAGTGTTAAGAACCAGCTAATAAGATACTTCGCTGAGGATGAGGGTAAGGTGTATACGCTGAGTAATGTTGGTAAAGGACTACAGAAAACGGGAGGGCTATATTTAGCTGAGACCGAGATCGGGCCGTTGATAGCGTTAGCTGACAAGAGAAATGACTTTACCGCAAGTCACGAGATCGCTCATCATATCTGGGAAACCTACCTTGATTCTACCGAGAGATATAACTTCAGCAGGATAGCGGAGGCCGAGAATAGTAGTATCAGGAAAGAAAAGAGCAGGGCGATAAGGAGGACACTAATTGAGGAATATTATGCAGATAAGTTTGGCGAATATTCTCAGGAGTATCTACAGAACAAAGAGCCGACCACGATGTCTGAAAGAGCGCTGGTTTTCTTTAGAAAATTATTTGACAGGATAAAGAAAATATTTGGAAAACAATCTCAACTAAGACCACATTTTGAGTATTTAATGGAGGGCGGATTAAAGAATGGCGAAGCGCCAGAGTTTAAAATATCTAAAGTAGGAACGAGGGCTGATGCTGACGCTCCGGTTGTTGCCTTCTCAAGAAGATTACTTTCAAGGAAAGAGCAAAAAGCGGAGAATGATCTTATAAAGAGAAGAAGCGAGATCGTTAATGATTTGAGCAAGGCTCTTAGTATACCCATTAGAACCGGCAAAATAAGGGGGCGCGCGCTCGGTATATTTAAGGAGCGACCAGAGGTAATAAGATCAAGGGTATATGGGGATATATCTACCATTGCTCACGAAGTCGGTCATCTAATTGATAAGAAACTATTTGGTATGAGCAGAATGAAGGGTGGACTCCAGAACCTACCACCGAGTTACGCTAAAGAGCTATATGCCGTAGCCACGAAGCCAAACAAGTCATCCAATAAGACGATGGAGGGCTTTGCGGAGTACATTAGTATGTATATTACAAAGCCGGAAGTCCTCAATTCTAAGTTTCCGCTGTTCCATCCCTGGTTTGAATCTCAGATCCAGAAGTTTCCAGAGATCCACGATGTTATTCTTTCAGCAAGAGATGACTACGCGAGGTGGGAGAGCCAGCCAGCTACTGCAAAGGTAATGTCACAAATATCTCAGCACCCAGAGAAACATAATCGCATATCATTGGATAGGCTTTATACGCTTGGAATTGACGACCTCAACCCACTAAAGACATTCGTTGATCAGGTACAGAAAACAACTGGACAGAAGATACAGATAGAAGATAACCCATACATCCTTGCTCGGCTCAACCGTGGCTGGGCTGGAAGGGCGGAGGTTTTTCTACAGAACCATACTTTTAACCATGATTTTAAGAACACCGGCAAGTCGCTAAACGAGATACTTGGCGTAATAGACGAGAACAATGAGATTGATGTCTTTGATGCCTACCTTATATCTCGCAGAGTTGTCGCTCTCAAGAATCAAAACAGGGATATTAAGACGGGCATATCTCAGGATGACGCAAAGGCGACTATTGCTGAGCTTGAACAAAAACATCCACACTTCAAAGAAACCTCGGAGGAACTTTACCGTTTTAACGACCGTCTACTTGACTACGCGATGGAGGGCGGATTACTAACTAAGAAGATATACAATGCGCTAAAACAGGAAGGACTTGATTATGTTCCTCTCTTCAGGGTAATTGAGAGAATGTCTTATGCTGGCAAGACGAGTGCCGGGGTGTCATCTCCTATTAAGAGGCTGAAGGGATCTGGCAAGGAAATAATCTCTCCAACGGAATCTATAATAAAGAATGTTTACTCTATTATTAACGCGGCTGATCGTAACATTGTAGCTCGCAAGTTTGCTGATATTGCCGATAAGTCCGAGGGGATTGGGGGGATGATTGAGAAGATACCGAACCCACTCGCGAAGGTAGCGACCGTTACGGCTGAGGAGCTTGGAGTTGACCTTGTTGACCCACAGACCGGGGAGTTTTTAGACGCAGACCAAACATTTAATATTTTTAGACCACAAGTAAATGTAACCGAACAAAACATCATTTCAGTTTTAAGAGATGGTAAGCCAAGTTATTACCAGGTGGACCCAGATCTCTATAACGCCCTAATGAATCTGGATCAAGAACAAACTAATATAATTTTGAGAATATTGGCCAAGCCTGCCAGGATGCTAAGAGTAGGTGCTACGGTCACTCCGGACTTCTCCCTGAGAAACCCGATGAGAGACCAATTCTCCGCAATGGTATATTCTAACTATGGATTCATCCCTGGATATGATTTAGGAAAGGGCATCGCATCATTCTTAAAGCAAGACGAAAACTATACCCTTTGGAAGATGGCCGGTGGTGAACACTCTATGTTAGTGTCTTTTGACAGAGAGCATCTGCAAAAAACCAGGGATGAGGTCATCGCAGGAAAGAGGCTACCAAATGTAGTGAAGCATCCGATAGAGGCACTCAGACTACTGTCAGAGTACGGTGAAGCCGGGACTCGCATAGGAGAGTTCTCTAAGGGGATTAAAAAAACCGGGACAACCAAACAGGGTATACTTGAGGCCGGATTCTCTTCAAGGGAGGTAACCCTTGACTTCGGAAGGATTGGGGCCAAAACAAGAGCGATAAACCAGATCCAGGCCTTCTGGAACGCCAATATCCAGGATATAGATAAGGTAAGAAGAGAGTTTAAAACTCATCCGGTAAGGATGAATATGAAGGCAATCCTCGGAATTACCCTACCCTCAATGATTCTATACTTCGTGAACCGTGATGATGACAGGTACAAAGAGCTACCGGCCTGGCAAAAAAATACCTTTTGGATTGTGCCAATTGGCGATACTCTGGTAAGAATACCTAAGCCATTTTTGCTTGGGAGTATTTATGGATCCTTCCCTGAAAGGGTGATGGAATATCTGGACAACAACGATCCTAAGGGGCTAAGCGATCTGGCTGGTAATATGTTCGGTGGGTTGATAGGGCTACCAACAGCGCTGGACCCGATAGTTGAGAATATTACAAATTATAGCTTTTTCCAACAAAGAAAACTTATTCCATCAAGCGAAGAGAAGCTATTACCGGAAGATCAGTATGGTATGCACACCTCAGAACTCGCAAAATTGATTGGAAAGATAACGAAAACATCACCGCGAAAAGTATCAAACCTAATACAGGGTTACTCCGGTGGGCTTGGCAGATACGCAGAGGACTCTCTTAGCCAATTGGTTGGGCTGTTTACAAAGCCACCGCAAAAGCCGACCTCATTGGCAGATGTTCCGTTTATAAAGGCCTTTATTGCAAGAGACCCGGTTGGATCTAACTCAAACACCGTTAATAGTTTTTATGACGAACTGAGTAAGTCATCTCTTATTTACATGACTACATCCGACAGGATAAAAAATGGGCGAGAAGTATCCGCGCGAGACCTCCTTCGTGATCCCAAGAACTTAGAGTATTACCAGAACTATCTCGCGATGAACCGTGCCTCAAGGGATATGGCCGCTATAAAGGGGGAAATAGAGAGGACATTGAGAGAGGATATTAGCAAAGAAGAGAAAAAGAAGCGCATCCGGGAATATGATATTAAGCTAATGGATATAGCAAAAAACTGGAGATCGTATATGAAGGATGATGATAAAAAAACCGTCTCCGAAATAGTGGACAAGATCAAGGGGCAAGACGAGAAAAATCAGGAGTCTGCCGAGAAGAAGGAGCTATGGTAAAAAATGAAGGCATTAGTATTTCATATATCAGGCGATTTGTGTTATAATATACCCAGCCACACGCTTCGTGCGGCTTTTATTGTAAGAGGCAAGAATGACTACCGATAAGGAGCGAAGGGAATTAAATAAGATCATGGAGATAAAAATGGCGGTACTTGAAAATGAGGTGAAAAACATCAAAAACAAGATTGATGAATCAGACCGACTCAACGCCAAAGACCATGCTGTCATTTGCAATGATGTTAAGGACATTAAAGATATTATAAATACCGCTATGGCAAGTAAAGCAGACAAATCAGAGGTCGCTGAGCTTGAGGGCAAGGTGAATAGCATTGACGCTACTGCTAACAACCTAAAAACCACTAATGCTGTCTTGGCCTGGAAGGTTGGAACGATCGTATCAATCCTAACTGCCGCGGCATCGTACGCTATAAACTTTTTTTTAAGTAAAGTATAGGAGGAAACATGGCCAGACATCCAGTGGGCGTACCATTCGCCTGCAACAGACTAAAAGACTACAGAATGGGGATTCCTGGAGATTCGTATTATTGGTATGCTGTGAATGAGAAGTTCGCATATAACGCCACCGGGATTGCAATACATCACTCGGTAACAGGCGATGTCCACCCAGACGCAATCGCCAAGATGCATATTGCAAGATGGGGATCCAGCGCTGGCGTAGGTTACCATTTCTTAATCTCAAGGGATGGTACGATTTGGTATGTAGGAGATTTAGGAACATGGAGAGCGCATGTAGCAGGGAAGAATGATAAATGGATCGGAGTCTGTCTCTTGGGGGAACATCACAAGTACGCACCAACTAAGGCCCAATACGAGTCAGCTAAAATCCTCTGCGATGCACTTCAGGCCAAGTTCGGCCGGAAACAAATTGTGAGACATAGTGATCTTCAAGCGACTGCCTGTCCTGGTCAATTTACTAATATGGACTACATCAGGAATGGTTACCCAGAGGTTAAGCCGGTAGAACCAATAGTGACCCCACCTCCAATTGAGGTTATACCCGATGTGCCGACTCCGGGTATAGATGTCCCAACAGAAATGATTGACCCAGAACCTCCGGTTGTAAATCCGATAGAAGAACCGGAGCAACCGAAGGAGGAACCCGTAGAAGGTGTCGCAAAGTTGATAGATATGCTAAAAAATATAATTAAAATAATTGGCGAGTTATTCGCTAAATTGAAAGGATAACATGGAAGAGATCATTCAATTCATCAAAGTTTCGGTTCTCATCCTGCCGGTGGTGGTAATGGCATTGACGGAGTTAGTTAAGAGATTGCCAGTGTTCCCGGACACTCCGTATATTGTGCGACTATTAGTGCTTTTTCTCTCGGTTGCAGTTGTTGTCGCGCTTGGTTGGGATAATTTATTAGAGAACGCCATAGTAAGTGTAGGTCAGGTTATTTTGATCTACACCTCTGCTATCGGATTCTACGAAACCATCAAGAACCTTCTAAAAAAAATATAGTCGGTAATTTTCGGCTACCAGGGCGAGATCACTCTTGTCCTGTAAGTTGGAAGTAATCCACGCACCTGGAAGGGGTGGAAGTGATGGTAAATAGGAACCGTCTGACCAAACATCATTTCTACCATCCTCGCAAGAAGTACAGCGACAAGAAGCACCGGGCGGTGTTTATGATGATTCCGAACTGGTTTCACAACGCCTACCACTGCTTCTTTGATCGCCACTGCAAGAAGGAACAGCACTGCACTGACTTGTGCTGTTACCGGGAAATCTGCTGCTACTACCAGGGAGGTGAGTTGAATGCAGCATCCATGTAAGCTTTGCCTGATCCACACCCCCACCCGGTATCACAACTGCGAGCATGCTTGCTATGACTATCGTCTGTTCATCTCCTCGGTGACTGGCGAGAACATCAAGCATGTGTCGCGAGAGAGTGCCGACACTATTCGGCAGAACCAGCAAGAGCTTGATCCCGATGATCTCGGGTAAGAGCTGGGGAGGTGGTGGTAATCCCACCCCTCCCCAACCACTACCATTGTGGATAAGTTAAGAGTATAATGGTAGCCGTGTACTTAAGCCCATAGCATCAAAACTATGGCAGAACATTACTAAAGAAAGGAACCTCATTAGTATCATCAAGATCGTTTTGATTGCGATATTGATAACCGGTCCCGTCTCTGCAAGCGCTCCAACGGAGTATAAAGAAAAAGAAAAAATAGTTCAGTCAATCCAAGAAGTAATAAGACCCAAAAAAGAAGAATTAAAGCCATTCCCTATAGGTAATAAGGATCCAGAGGTTAAGCCTGTGATTAGGGTTATAAATGCACCAAGAGCGAATCTTGGTGTTTTAAGTATGACCGAAGCCGAAGCAAAGGCATGGATTATCAAAAGAGAGGGTGGATTAACCTCGGTTAATACAAAGTCCTACGCCTGCGGAAAGCCTCAAGCGAATCCGTGCGACAAGCTACTGGATTTTGCTGGGGTATATCACGCCAAGACCGTTAAGCCCTGGAATTATAGCTACGCGGAAGTAAAGGCAATGATCGCGCAAGTCCCGGCCTCGGTCCAGGATGCCTGGATGGATAGATATGTGGCCGGAAGGTATGGATCATACAGCAATGCGCGCGCTCACTGGGTCGCTAAAGGTTGGTATTAGGAGGCATTATGACATATATAGTTATCATCTGGATCCTTGTTTTCTACATTCTCTGTCTGAAGAAATACATATAATTTGTTCTTAATTGTGTCAAATATGTAACAAAACGCTTGACAAGTGTGTTGTTTTTGTAGTATATTGGTGCTATCACATTGACAGTCAGGGAGAAGAAAGCGATACCCCTCGGAGGGTAAACATCGTCAAGATCGCAAGATCTCGTAACCTGACTCTCAATGTAAAGGAAGGAGGTGAACCGTGAAAAAAATGACTCGCGAAGAGTTGGAGATATTGGTTCGGGTGTTCCGATCTACAATAATAATCCAAGATATTTGTTTCTTTGTTTTGTTCGTTGTGTTTATTCTGTCGTTTGTAACGATTCTAAATAACTGTTAAGGAGAAATATGGAAAAAAAAGCACCGGCAATAAAGTCGGTAAAGCCACAAGAAAAATTGTCTTTGGCCAAAACATCTCTTACTAATGAGCAGATAAAGTGGTTTACTGCTAAGGTTGACACGAGGAATGTCTATGTCAGAGAAGGCAAGGGTGGCAAAAAGTTCCGATATGTAAAGTCCTCAGAGGTAAAGAAGGTCCTAAATTATGTATTCGGGATTGACGGTTGGGACTTTGAGGTTGGCACGATCGTTCATGTCGGGGATCAGATAGTTGTTCCGGGGAGATTAACAATTCGTTTTGCCGATGGTAAGACGGCTGTTAGGACTCAGTTTGGTGGAGCGACCGTCTACGATAAAGTAGAGTTGGCTGATTCATATAAGAAGGCCTGCTCGCTCGCGCTAACAAAGTGTGCTTCAGAGTTCGGCTTTGCTCCAAACATCTATAACTCCAATGAAAAGCTGGAGATTATAGAAGAGAAGGCAGGGCCGGTGAAGGCGGTAGACCCAACACCGAACCAATTAGAAACCATTAAATCGTTATCAGAGAAGATTGGAGTGAAGGTTGATACTCCGGCTACTTTTGATGACGCGTCAAAGAAAATTAAAGACCTGAGCGCTATGCTCGGAGGAAAGTAAAATGTTTGTGTCACCAGAGAAAATAGAATCAATGGAGAAGCCTGATCTTGTACAAACAAGGCAGCAGATCCTCTATACCATTGACGAATTAGATGCCGAGAGGAAGCAGATAGATGAGCGCTTGATGGAGAAAATGGAAGCCGATACAGAGTTCATTGATGAGTTTGAGGTTAAAAGAATTACCCGGACTACCGTTGATGTTACGCTTGAGAAGGCAGAGGAGCTTGGCGCGATAGTTATGAAGAAGGCCATTGATACTCCGATGCTTAATAAGATGCGCAAAGACGGCAATGTAGAAATACCAACCAAGACCTACTCCTTTATTCAAGTCAAAGAGATGGAGGAATAGATGAGTATAAATAAATTGAAAAAAGCGATAGAAAAGTCAGCCGATGAAGCAGAATTCGCAGTAGACCAAATTGATATGACGGAGTTAAGGAAGCTCGTCAATGATCAAGGATACCAAGATGTTATGCTATTGAGCCATAGCCCAGAGGAGTCATATCTAATTTTAATCCAGAAAGTTGGGTAAGGATGCCAGAATATGATGACGCTGGTAAATATGTAATGACCGAGGAAGATTTAGAGCTGGAGTTCCTAAAGGAAGAAGGTGACGATGAGGCTGAGCTACTCAACAATTCAGGCGACAATTAACTGCCGGAGATACTTCTTGAATAAGCAAATGGATCTACCAAAACTGGACTTTTGGTATTTTGAAAAAGGCAAACAGATTCATAAGAAGGTCCAAGATCACATCTCCGGTAGGAAAATAGACCAGGACTTAATAGACAGAGGGCTGGACCCAGATAAGTGGTATTTTCCGATAGTAGAGGAAAAAGATAGAGACACTGACTGTCACTTTGAGATTGATATTGACGGTCATGTTATTGAAGGATATTTTGACGCGCGTAATCCGGGCAAGATGTTGGGAGAGATAAAGAGCGGTAATTACTCTCCGAGAGATTATTTTAGATCTAACCAGAGAAAATTATATTATCTCGCCTTAGGAGACCCTGTGAGCGTCTTAATCAATGTCAGAGACGAGTTTTCTAAAATAACGACTACTACCATTACTAATAGCGAAAAAGACAAACAAGACGCGTTAGCGTTTGTCAGAAAGGGAATTGATATAGTCACCGGAGCGGACTTTGAGGGTGGAGAGAAGATTGATTGTCCACGGTGTATTTATAGAGATTCTTGCGAGAAATCAAGTGTTAGAAAAGAAGGCTGATGCTATCTTAAAAAAATATGCCGGGCGAAAGATATGGAAGGTTAAGTCTTTTTCCAGAGAGAATGAGGCTCATATTGTTTGGCAAAAGGATGACGGATCTTGGAATTGCACTTGCGAAGCAAAGTCATTTCATCCTTCCTGGACCTGTGACCACATTAGATCGGTTAGGCATCAAAAAATGAAGTTGCACGGTAGAAATAAGAAGAAGAAAGTGTTATAATATGCTTGGCTACTTCGGTAGCTGATCATCTAAGGTACACCTCCTTTCGTGATCTCTGAAGGACTCGGAGAAATCTGGGTCCTTCGCTATTGACAAGTATTGTACCGTGTGTTATGATATAGCTGGTGGTTGGGGAACTACTTACAGGATATTTGTTCTTTATGAATATCCAAAGAAAAAGGCTTTCATTTTGGAGGCCTTTTTTGATATTTAAAAATAAGTGTTGACAGTATTAGGTCCTTTTTGATATAATCTTTTTACTGCTAAAGCAGTTCCCCGAAACAATACGGATTCAATTCCAGACAGCAAGTTTTAGAACCTTTAACCCAATAAAAAGAGATCCAGCAAGTAGACAAAACAATTTGCTGGATGGTGGACAACGGCTTGGAGAGGGGATATAGTGTTCTATAGCACACATTTAGGAGGTAAGCGGTGAAAAATATGATTTATAAGAGCAAGTCCTATAGATTATCGGATAAGGTTTTAAAAAAAATAGACAATAGGAAAAAGGATTTTAAAAGTTATAATTTGTTATTTGAGCATCTTTTGGGGATTAAAAAATGATCTATAAAGAGTATCTAAGGACCGATGACTGGAAATGTAAGAGGTCATCAAAGAGAAAGAACTCAAGCGGTAGGTGCGCAATCTGTGGCGAGAGGGGGACATTGGACACGCATCATCTCGTATACAAAAACCTTTACAATATAGAGAATAGCGACCTAAGAGTTTTATGCCGGAGATGCCATTTTTTATCACATCGTCTAATAAAAGAAGGCAAAATAAAATTTAGGTCGGACAATCATCATAGCCGGTTTATAATCATTAAGACGGCTGTTAAAAAAGAGCTTGGATTAGCTGGAATAAATTTATTTAACATAGGAGGTGACAAGTGAACGAGTATTCCTTGAGGAGAGGGCTGGTGACTGGCTATAAGATCGGGTTAGAGAATGATTCAATTTATGTTCCGGTTCCGGATAGGGATGTAAGAAACTTCAGAAAATGGGAAGGCGCGATTAAGGTCTATGATAACCGCGCTAAAGTTGTTACCAGGATCGGTGATTGGGACAAAGAGGTTATTGTAAAAGAGAAGTTTGAGGATAAAAGCGACCGGGGTGATTATTATATCGGATATTTTTTGGTTACAGATAAGGCCAAGCCAGAGCCAGTAGAAGAGGTCAAGAAGGTTCCGACTCCGGAGCAGTTATTTGAAGTTCCTCCAATTCCTCCAACAGGGTTCCTGCGATGAAAAAGCAAAAGAGATGGGAGCAGTTTAGAAGGGATTATCTTAGGGCGCTAAAGAATCACGAGGGGTACTATCTCTGCATCAATTGTAGGACTTGGGTGAAAAATGTAGAGCTTCATCATAAAGAGAAAAGAAGCGTGGCTCCGGATAAGGTGTTTGATAAGAACAACATTATGATTCTCTGTCCTCAATGTCATCTTTTACTAAATCCCGACTATAAAAAGCCCTTGCAAAAAGGGGTAAATCGCGGTATAATTTTATAAGTTTAAAGGAGGTGCTATGATTCAACCAAAGGGAGATTATCTACTCGTTAAAGTCAAAAATGAGGAGCTTGGTGGTATAGTTTTGTCCGGTGAAAAGAGCGAATCACAGAAGGGCGAGGTGTTAGATATTGGACAGGGAGCGCTTGATCTAATAAGTGGCAAGAGAACGGAAATGTTTGTCAGTAAAGGCGATACTATCATCTGGGAGAGGTTTGCTAATGCTGATTTTTCATTTAAGGAGAACGGGGTGGAGTATTCTCTGGTAAAGATAAGCCAGGTTATGGGGGTGGAAAATGAATAGAGAGATAAAGAATATTTTTAATACTACAGATGTTCGGGAAGGACTATTAAAAGGCACGCGGAAGGTCTATGAGGTGATGAAGGGCGTTTATGGTCCGACCTCTGGGGATGTAATTATAGAGAAAAATTATGGTGACCCGATCTCCACTCACGATGGCGTGTCAGTAATAAGAGAGATCTTTCTGAAAGACCCGGTTGAAAATATGGCGGCAAGGAGGCTGGCTCAAGCCTCAAAGCAGACCAACAACAATGCCGGAGACGGCACGACCGCGACTGTAATACTCGCGTCTCATATTATTGAGAAATCATTTAAAAGAATCTCGGCCGGATATAACCCGATGGCGCTCCGAAGGGGAATCATGCTTGCCTCCACTGATGCCGTGGATGCTATTAAGAGATGCTCGGAAGATGTTAAGGATAAACTTAGTGAGGTGGCGACTGTCGCCTGCGGAGACGAGAATCTTGGCAAGCTTATTTCTGATGCTATAGAGAATGTCGGGGAGACTGGCAATGTAACAGTAGAAGAGTCCAGAGAGATTATGGGAGTAGAGAGGGAAATAGTAGAAGGGTTCAATTTTAAGAACAGCTACGCTCATCCGTATATGGTCACCAATCCAGATAAGATGATAACCGAGTTCAAGGGTCCATTTGTTTTGGTTACCGAGAAGAAGCTCAATGATCAAATGGAGCTTATCCCCTTATTTAAGAGTATCGCTGGAGTTGGCTTAGACGGTCAGAGTAAAACACCGGGAAGGAAACTACTCATAGTTGGCGATGTATCGGGTTCAGCTCTTAATTTCCTATTGGCCAACAAGCAGAGTGGCGCAGTAATATCAGCCTCGGTCGCTCCGCCAATAGTAGGAGATCAGTCATCTCTTGCCTTAGAGGATCTGGCTATTTATACCGGTGGGCGCTTCATTACTAATGCCGATAATCTTGAGGATATATCAATAGATGATCTCGGAAAAGCCGAAAGTGTCTTTATAGATGGCGAAGCAGTCACCATCATTAAGGGTAACGGCAAGCAAGAAGATATAAAAAAACGGATAGTTGGGTTACATAATGCCATAAAAGAGGAAAAAAATGCCTTCCGAAAGGAACGGATGGAGGATCGGTTGGCCAGAATATCTGGTAAGGTCGGTGTTATCAAGGTCGGAGGGGCAACAGAATCCGAGATGTTAGAGACAAAAGACCGGGTAGATGATGCTGTGTGTGCTACAAAAGCCGCCAAAGAGGAGGGCGTTGTGCCTGGTGGTGGAGTCACAATGGTTCATATCTCTTATTTAACAAACAGAACCTTAGACGATATAGATGAGCGAGAAGGTTATCAGATAGTGGTAGAAGCCCTAAAGGAGCCTTTTAAGCAGTTAATGGAGAATAGTTTTGGGAGCGGTGAATATTACCTAAAATCACTTGATGGTTCCGAGTTCGGGTATGGGTATGATGTGAAGGCATCCGACTCTCTAATAGATCTAAGAAAATACGGGATTATAGACGCTACCAAAGTAATAAGGAGCGTAATAGAAAATGCCTGCTCAATTGCATCCAATATTATAACAACCAGTTCCGGCATCGCTTTTGAAGAGAAGGAGGAGAAAAATGGAAATCCTGCTTAGTCTAATAATTGGTTTTATACTCGGATATAACATTCGCGAGATAAGAGAGGCTATTCTAAGAGTGGGCGCGGCTATCAATGTAAAAGAGGGTTCAGCCGTAGTCCGAGATCGGGAAGTGGTTACTAAAAGTTCTACAAATGTGTCCTCCGAAGGTAGAATAGTAAAACCCATAGACCCAAAAGAGGTAGCCAGAAGGCAGACGAGTAAGTTTATGAAGGACTTTGATATATGAGAATGAGAGGCAAACTAAACTTAGATTGTTACGAGGTGGAAGCGCCACCGATCCAAAGATGTAGGTTAAGTATAAGTATCTGGGATGTATTAAAATGAAATGCCTCATTTGCAAGCAAAAGGTAGCCGGACTCAAGGCCGGGGTAGTAAATGGCAAATACATCTCGGATAGATGTGAGTGGTGCTACTCAATGGAGACCCACGGCTACGATGTTTCATCAATGGCAGTAAAGTTTGATAGAGGCAAAGATATAGAAGATAACAAAAAGGACTTGATCCAGCCATATCATAAGGGCAATCCGAGCAGGGAGTTTATAGAGGCCTACCCGGAGCAGTCAAAAAATTATTTTAATAAGGAACAATTAGAGAAAGCCGAAAGGAGTTAGGATGTCAGACCTAAAGCCGGTCAAGAAAAAAGAGATACCACTAAACGAGTTTGATATAGATCAGCTAAGTAGATATGTTATAGCCGCGCAACAAGCCGAGACCGGAGCTAACAACTATATTCTTATGCTTGGTGCTAAAGATCACGGGTTCAATTTAAATAATATCCAAAGAGTAGAATATAATATAAAAACAAGAAGCGCCCTAATAGAGGAATACGATGCCAAAGAGTTCAAAAAGCACCAAGAAGAGCGAGACAAAGGTGACGGTCCTTCAATCGCCACAGTCTGAGATAGTAAAACTGACTCCGAAGCAGGAGCTATTTTGTCTACTGTACATAACCTATAGAGGTAATGGAGTCCGGGCATACTCGGAAGCATATAACATGCCGATAATAGATAAGAGGAGCTATAGCTCTTGTGCTTCTGCGGCATCTCAAAACTTAAAGAAACTTTATATCATAGATAAGCTATCAGAATTAAAGAAGAAAATGGTAGTTACCGAGGAAGATGTAATAGCCGAACATGACTTTTTAATAAAGCAAGATGTAGATTATAAAGCAAAGATCGCGGCAATTCGTCTTAGAAGGGACTTAGAAGGTAGAACGAAAGATTCCGGGGACACCTATAGCCAATATAATATCTTTGTTCAGCCGGGTCAGGATCCGAAAGAGGAGGCCAAGAAATATCATAAATGGTTGGAGCAAGAGACATTAGTGAAGCCGGAGGACAAATGACAAACCCAAAAGATAAAGGCATGAATAAATACAAACCAGAAGAACCATCCGTAGAGACAAAGATAATAAATGACGACTTTCGTAATTACTTAGCAATGTTTACGCAAGATGCTTTCATTATTAGCGATCCTCCCTATAACCAAAATTATCATTATTCTGAATATGCCGATAATCTCCACCTAGACGATTATGCTGAAATGCTATCCCACGCCTTCAAAGACCAAAAGTCAGTAATAATCAGTTATCCCGAAGAAACGATAAATATTCTCGGCAAGATACTTGATAAATGTGAGCAAGTTGTTAGTTGGGTATACAACTCAAACACCGCAAAGCAAAGTAGATTGATTACTTGGTGGGGGTGTAAACCAGATTTTTGCAAGGTCGGACAAGACTACAAGAATCCGACAGATAAAAGAATTGCCAAAAGGATAGCAGACGGGAAAAGAGCACGACTATATGACTGGTGGGAAATAAACCAAGTAAAGAATGTCAGCAAAAAAGATAATCCTCATCCTTGTCCGATACCATATGAAGTTGCTGAAAGAATAATACTGACAACAACAAACGAGGGAGATTTAGTAATAGATCCATTCGCAGGAAGCGGAACAATACTGCTGGCAGCTAAAAACAATAACCGAAGATATTTGGGATTTGAAATAGACAAAACATACTACGACTATGCAAAAGAGGCATTGAGATGACTACTAAAGAACCATCCGTAGAGACAAAGATAAGAGCAATTTGGAAAGAAGTGATTAGTTTTGACGAGGCTGTTGAGAAAATGAACGCCCTCCTCTCCACCCAACAAGCCCAGATGAGGGAAGAGATAGAGAGGCAAGTAATAGACAAAAGTATGGTAGCCGATGGCTGTAAGGTGGTTTTATGGGCAGATGTATTAGCAATAATAGAGGAGAAGGAATGAACACCTGGTATCTTATTAGTTTCTTTAGCGGAGTATTGGTCGGTTACTCTGTTTGTGTATTATTAACAAGGAGAAAATAAATGAAAAGTAAAAATGTTGTTAAGGTAGAGGTATCTAAAAGCGCTTTCACGGCCCTGTCTATTGTCCTTATTCTGGTTGGTATATTGATTATAGGATCTTCTGATTATGGATCGGCTGCTGGTGACTTTATCACCCTGGCCGGTATTATAACCGGGTGGTATGTGATCTATCTCGGATATAAAGAAAGGCACTTTGGCTGGTATGTTGGTTTAGTGTCTCTTTCATATCTTTCTTTTGTGTTCATCTATAATTTCAGCTCGGTTATCTTCGGGTATTAAAAAAAGAGAGCCGCGCCAACGACTCTCTCGGACTGTCCTGTTTCTGACCCTCAACTATGGGTATGTGATAATCACAGCTATATTATAAAACAAAAGGTTGTGATGTGTCAATAGCAAACAAATTAAGACCTCTCGCCTTTGAGACGGCCATCAAATGGATAAGAGATAACAGCTTCGTCAATGAGAACGGTAAACCGATTGAATTGACCGAGCATCGTTTCCTACTCCAACCCTATGCTGACGATCACCCGGATCAAGTAATCATGAAATCAGCCCAAATAGGATGGTCCACTCTCGCTATTCTAAAGACGATGCACCTTGCTGCCTATAAAGGACTAAACATTGCCTATACCCTACCGACTCAGAATGTTATGAAGGACTTTGTAGAGCCGAAGGTTGATGCGATGATCCGTGGTAACCCGGCACTGCAGGACATTCTGAAGAGCGATAGGCTAAACCTAAAGAGATATAATGATCGGTATATTTATTACAGAGGCTCGTTTACTGAGCGTGAAGCTATCACCATCTCGGTAGACCTCCTTGTCTGTGACGAGTTAGATCGTTCCGACCAGAAAATCCTCGGTATCTATAAGTCAAGACTGCAGGCTTCCGAGTTCGGGTGGCAGTGGCGGTTCTCTAATCCATCAGTTAATGGCTTTGGGGTGCATGAGCTATGGCAGACGAGCGATCAACACCGGTGGATAGTTCAATGCACCGGATGTAAGAAGTGGCAGACCTTAACCTGGGATGACTCAATTGATAAGGACAAAGAGATATTCATCTGTTCTAATTGTAAGAAGGAGCTGACCAAGACAGAGCGTATCAATGGTAAATGGAAAGCATTTAACCCTGGTGCTAAGCGTAGAGGGTATCATGTGTCTCAATTGATGGCTCCGTGGGTCACCGCGGCTAAGATATGCGAAGCGTTCCGAGAAGAGTCACCGGAGTTCTTTGCTAATTTCGTTCTCGGAGAGCCGTATACCATTGCTGATCTATTGATTGATAGGAGCGCGCTGATCAAGTGTCTGGCTCCGGGTAAGGTTCCGATGGAGGATATGTGTCTTGGAGTAGATAATGGCGTTATAAAGCACTGGGTCTTAGGTAATAAGTATGGCGTAGTTCGGTATGGTAAAACAGAATCGTGGGATGAGATAGAGAGAATCATTAAGCACTACAATTGTTATACCTTGATTGATGCTAACCCATATCCTAATGTGCCTAAGGAGTTAGCCGATAGGTATAAGGGTCAGGTGTTCATCCACTACTATGTCCAAGATCGGAAGTCGTTAGGGATGGTCAGGAAGCTGGAGAAGTTAGAGCGTGGTGTTATTCAGTCAGATAGAACCAAGATAATAGACTTTGTGGCCGGGGAGATAACTGGTCAGCGCCTAAGGTTTATTATGACTCCGACCGAGATGGAGGAGATGATCAACCATTGTTCAAATGTTTATAGGACTATTGAGGAGACATCCCAGCAGATAAAGCGTGGTGTATGGCTCACTAAAGAGAATAAGCCGGATCACTTTCTCCATGCCCTTGTTTACTGGCGTATTATCCTGGAAGAAGCGATGCGCCCCTCAGGTAATATTGTGCGACCTTTAAAGAAAAAGTATCAACCTGATGCAATTGTCATTGATGATAACCAAGAAATGGCTCCGGTGACGGATCCGCGCGAGGTAGCCAAAAGGAAACGGAAGAAGCAAGACTGGAGGGTAATATAAAAGGATTGATAAATAGACCGGAAATAGCACTGTTTCTTAACTCTTCCGATGAGCCGTATCGTCAGGACTTGCACTGTCTCTATTGTGGGTTACCTTATGCGACTCTGGTTAATTACCAGGTCTACCTGTTTGTTAGCAATGATGGACTTGGTGAAGAGGTGATGGCTTTCGGTCCGGCATTATCCCTGATGTGTAAGCGGTGCGGTCAGAAATATAACTTGCATTACAAGATATAGGTGCTATAATGTCCTTATAAAGAGCCGCCTCCCCCTGTCGGCTCTTTTGAAATAGTGAAATTGTATTTAAAATCTCGTTATGGTATAATATCTCCAGTAGCTCACACAGCGTGTGGGCTTTTATTTATGAAAGGAGAGATATGGGAAGCATAGGGAGAGATGATAACTTTGTGCCGATCCAGGGAGATAGATCTTTAGTGGCTCAGAAGGCGATGACCTTCGCTGGTGGTACGGCTAATGATCCCGGAGACTTTGATGGCACTGGCAACCCGGCAACATTATTTACTGTCACTGGTGATGTGGTAGTCTCGGTGTTCGGTATTTGTAATGTGGACTTGGTGGGCGCTGGTGCTACCGTTGAGGTGGGCGTAGCGAGCGGAACGGCTCTTTTGATAGCTCAGACAACAGCCACTGATATTGATGAAAATGAGGCCTGGATTGATGCTACTCCTGCACTAACAGAGGGTGTGCCGGCATCTAAGATAATTGGCAACGGTCAGGATATAATCCAGACAGTGGGAACTGCTAATATAACAGCCGGTTCAGTCACTTATTACTGCTATTGGCAACCACTTGAAGCAGGCGCTTCGGTAGTTTAAGGAGGCTCAATGCAATATGTAAAACCTAACGGTGAAAGGACTTCCGGCAAAGAAGGTATCCTCGCTGACTATGGTGATGTATTTGACCTTGCTCTTAAGGACTCAGAGATACTCGCCTTAACTAACAAGATGGTCGCAGATTCAGAGGCGTATTGGAACAGCATCAATTTACCGGAGATAAGGAAGAAGAACCTTGACTATTGGAAGGGTAACCAGGTAGATAAGGATCGCCTTTATGCTCACCAGGTTCCGTATGTTAATAACCGAATCTTTCCGTCAATTGATACTATACTATCTACTGTAAACGCACAGATGCCCCATCCAGAGGTCTTTCCGGACCAAAAGACACAGACATCCACCTTGCTCGCTAAAGACATTGAGAAGGGTCTCCTGGCGTATTGTGAGAACAACAGGGTAGATATAACCTTCCAGTATGCTACCTTTCATCTACTGACTGAGCGTATAGGCTGGATTAAGTTAAGGTTTGACGAAGGTATTGGCAAGCACGGGGAGATCGTCACCGAGTATGTTTTACCGGAGGATATAATAGTTGATAAGGATGCTAAGCCTGGCACTAATCCGAGATTCATCGCTCAGAACCTAACTGACTCTCTTGATGATCTGATTGATAAGTTTCCGGAGAAGGCAGAAGATATTAAAAAGCACTTCGGTATTATCAGGGGGACTAAGGGACAGCTTGGCAAGATGGTCGGGTATAAAGAGATATGGTTTACCTATAGGGATAAAGGGAAAGCACAAGAGGGCGTATTTTGGAAGGTTGATAATCTGATATTGGGTAAGATGCGCAATCCGAACTGGAACTATAAGGGGAGCAACGAGTTTAAGCACAATTTCTTACAGGCTCCACTAAAGCCGTTCATTAACCTAAACTACCTAAACTCTGGGCGTACCTTCATTGATGACACTTCTGCTGTTGAGCAAGCGATACCAATGCAGGATGTGCTTAACAAGAGAGGTAGACAGATCGTGGAGAATGCGGACCAGGCTAACTCTGGGTGGGTTATTTCATCAGAGGCAATGACGGCCGATAACGCGGCTCAGTTGATAGGAGACCCGAACGAGAAGGTCTTAGTTAGCGCAGCCGATGTTAGGACTGCGGTCAATCGGATGGGCGCACCGGCTCTGCCTGCCTATGTGATTGAGGACAAACTTGATGCTCGCCAAGAGGTAGACAATGTGTTTGCTACTCACAATGTTACCAGGGGAGCGGAGTCTGGGAATAAGACCTTAGGTCAAGATCAGATACAAGTTAGCCAGGATATAAATCGTCAAAATAGAATTACCAAAGCCATTGAAGATGCGGCTGATCGTTACTACAAATACCTACTCCAGATGATGAAGGTCTTTTATACCGATGATCACTGGTTTATGATCAATGGTAGCAATGGTCAGTTTGATAATGTTGTTCTTAGAAACGATATAATAAAAGACGGTAATGATGTCCGGGTCAAGTCTGGATCATCTCTACCGCTTGATAAGGAAGCCGAGAAGAATCTCTATATGACTCTGGCCAATAAGGGCTTGATAGATCCACTCACTCTAATGGAAGAGCTTGGAGTCCAGGATCCTGAAGATAAACTGGAGCGCCTGGTAATGTGGTCGCTTGATCCGGCCTCACTAATCTCTAAGATAGACCGCGATAAATGGGATCGGGATGCCTTTATGGATATTCAAATCCTTAACCGGGATGTTGTTGCTCCTCCGACCGAAGAGGTTACCGAGGAACACCTTGCATACCATAATGAGTATCTTAAGTCTGGTGCTTATAGGAATCAAAAGAATAGCGTCAAAGAGAAGCATGTCAATCACATAACGCTTGAAGCTGAAGAGTTGAGACGAACCTTGCTACTTGAGGAAACTCAAATGCCTACCAATGAAGAGGTGGAAGCGTCTAACGCCAAGATCCAAGAAATGAATCAGCAGGATATTAGCCAAGCTCCAGCCCAACCAGGACAGCCGGCCCAACCAGGAGAACAAAATCCTTTACAAGAAGATAAAGAAATAGTATAATCTGTCTATAATGTAAAGGAGGTAATATGACTAAAGCCACTTTGGGAGAGCTTGATCCGGAAGCTCTTTTAGATGAAGAAAGCGAGGGAGACGATGCTTCTAAAGATGAAGAACACGATCTTGATGATGAGGGAAAAGAAGATAAAGAAGGATCTGATAAGTCTGAGGAAGAGGATCCAGAGGCAGATAAGGGAGAACCAGAAGCTGGCGAAGCAGATGAAGAGCCAGAAGGTAAGCAAGAACTCTCTAAGCTTGAAAAAGCCGCGGAAGATCTTAAAAAACGCAATGAAGAGCTTGAAAATCCTTTAGATAAGATAGACGATGACTGGGAGCCAAAGAGCTATAAGGAACTTCTTGAGTTGTCCGTTAAGGTTAATGAGCAACGCGAACAAGAGCGTCAGCTTAAATCCGAGATTGATGATGTAGATCAGCAGAAGGCTCAGTTGGTAGCCAGAGAAGAGATCCAGAAGGAATGGAACGCTGAGATTGAGTCACTGATAGCCGAAGGTCGCATTCCAAAGATCAAGGATAAAGAGAGCGACAGTGATGAGGGTATTAAGGCCAGAGATGATGTCTTTAGGTTTATGATCGCTCATAACAATAAGGTTGCCGAGACTGGCAAAGGTTATAAGGTTAGCTCGTTTGAGCAAGCACTGGACCTCAAAGAGATGCAAGATATGATGAAGGATAAGGAAGAGTTTGATAAGAAGCAGGCAGATGTCAAGAAGCGCCAGGGTAGCATGATTGGTGGTAACTCACGATCTACTGGCGGTAGCGGTGGCAAGCCAGGATATGTAGCCGGCACATCACTTGACGATATACTCTCCGAGGAGATGACCAGATAATTTGACAATTGAACCGTTTTGTGCTATGATGATTAGCAGAGGTTCACAAATACCCGCGAGAGCGGGTTTTTTGTATGCCGATATAAACTAAAGAGAAGGAGAATTATGGTTTTTACAGAACGCGTAACTTCCATTACTCAAGATAAGTTTGTGCCATCCGTGGTAGATGCTATCTTGAACTCCAATGTTCTCACCCAACGAACTCTCGGTCGCTCTCCGAAAGTTTGGTCTGGTGAAACATTGAGACGGCCCGTTCAGATTGCAAAATCTGTAACCGGTGGTTCTTTTAGCGGTGCTGACAAGTTTTCTGTTGCCACTTCGCAAACAAGAATCAAAATGTCCTTTGAACCTAAAGGGTTCTACCAGAGCGCAACTATCATCGGCATAGAAAAAGCCGTAAACAAGACAGAGGCACAGGTCTTGAGCTTGATCAAGGTAACACTTGAAGAAGCTGAAAACAGCGCCCTTGACTCTATCGGAGACATTAACTTCGGTGGCGGTGCAGGTAACGATTTTGAAGGTCTTGGTAACACCGTGGATGACGGAACTACCTATGATTCTTATGGCGCTCAGAGCCGAGCTACCTATACTGCTCTAAAGGGAACCGTAACCGCATCTGGTGGAACGATGACCTTGACGAAACTTGCTAACCTATGGACCGCTATTTCAGCTGCAGGTTCAGGGAAGCAGAAGCCTACGATCGGTATTTGTGACGAAACAGTATGGAATCTTTATGAGTCCCTACTGGCTCCGGCTGTAGTTAATAACTATCAGTCTTTCGGACTTCCAATGGTAAACGCTAATACCGCTCCAGGTATGGCTGTTCAGAATCCTGACGGACTAAAAGGAACTCAGGGTTTTGTCTCTATCACCTACCGTGGTATGCCTATTGTTGCTGACGAAAAAGCTGACTCTGGTGTAATGTTCTTCCTTAATGAACATTATCTTGATTGGTACTCACTAAAAGATGAGGAATTGAACTCGGTTCAGTCCGGTGGTTCTGTCATTGATGGTGTTTACAGCGATGGTAAGGGCGCTACTCCTTTCCAATGGACCGGATTCAAGGTTCCTACCGATCAATATGTTGCTGTCGGACAGCTTATTGCAATGGGTAACTTAGTATCATTTAACCCTCGTCGGCACGGTAAATTAACCGGCATTACTACTGTTTAGGTAGTAGAAAGGAATTAAATGCTTACAGGAATAAATATTTCCGCCCAAGACGCAAGAGATATTTCCTCAACTCAGGAGATGGCTCTTGGAACGATTGGACAAACAGGAGATGGCAGAGTATACCGCTACGCTAAAAACGCGGCTGTTGCTCTTGCCGCTGGTAAACTCTGCGTAAATGCAGATCTCGTAACTAACCATACCGACCAAGCCGTAGCCGCAACTGCTGCTGTCGGTGATACGGAGGTCTCAGTAACTCTTGGCGCGACTGCCGCTACTGAGGATCAGTATAAGGATGGCTTCTTAGTCATTAACGATGCTGCTGGTGAAGGAATCGCTTATAAGGTTGTTGGTCACGCTGCTCACGCAGGTAGTGGAACTCTAGTGGTAAAACTAGCAGAACCTATCCAGGTTGCCTTGACGACTTCTTCAGAATATACTCTCAAGTATAATCCTTGGGCTAACATTGTAATCTCAATTGCCGACCAAGCTGATCAGGCAGTTGGAGTTCCAAATGTTGCCGTTACTGCTTCATACTACTGCTGGGTTCAAACTCGCGGAGAGTGTCCAGTATTAGCTGACGAGGCTGTTGCTAAGGGTCTTGCCCTTACAATTGGTTCTAGCACCGTTGGAGCTGTTGAAGCTCTTGACGCTGCCGGTGAACACCAAATCGGTGTTGCAACCGAAGCATTGGTAGATACTGAATATCGTTCAGCCTACCTCACGATTGACTGATAAATAATCGCCCTTTACCCGGAGAGGGGAGTAAAATCCCCTCTACTGGAGAGGGAGAAAGAAAAAGGATAAAATGTCTATTAAACTTGAAGATCATTTACCTGTTGTTCAATTCAATGGGTTAAATACAGATAAGGCTGTTACTCTTGGTGGCGCCGTGACTATTACCGGTGCTATCACTGGTAGTGGGTTAACAAAGCTCCCTAATGTAGTTAACCAGAATACTGTTACAAATATTGACGCTCAGAACGCTACCCCTACGATTGCTCAGATTTTAGGTGGTATTATTGTTCATACTTCTGTAACCGGCGCTGGAACTTGCACTGTTCCAACCGGGACTTTGATGTCAGCCGGTATTTCTGGTGTTGCCGTTGGGTCTACCGTTAGATGGATGTATTATAACGATGGTAACCAAACCGTTACTATTACAGCCGCAGACGGACACACGCTTGTTGGTGGGACTGCCGCAGTTACAACTGGTAAACATAGTGAAGTTGTTAGCTATTGTTCTGCTGCAAATACTTGGGTTTCGTTCTTACAGACTCTAATGTAAAAATTAGATATACGATAAACCTTTTAATGGTCTCCTCGCATATAAAAATATAATTGAGGCATACCAAAAAAGTAAGGTCGGCAAGACAGCTCTCAGATGAGGGCTTTTTTGTCTTGCTTAATAGTGAGAATAATTGTATAATACGGGTATAAATAAAAGGAGGTAAGATGCCGACTCTAAACGACCCTTATTTTGATAAAGACTCTCAGGTGACCCTGAAGAACCCCACTGGAGAAGACTTCAAGTGGAGTGCGAGTGGTAAACCATATTTACTACCAGCCGGAGCAGTTAGAATTTATCCTGGCTATGTCGCTAATTTATGCGTAAAGCACTTTGTTGATAAGATGATGAACGAGGATGCTAAGAAGGATCCGAATGTAGAGAAGCGTATGACCAACTGGCTGGCAAGAGCTGAGTACGCTGATAAAATTATTGTCAAAGAGGATCGGGTCCATGAGGAAATAAACGAAGGCATTGAGATGGAAGTAGACGAGGGGCTTGACCCAGATGAGGTAAAGGAAGCGCCAGAGGTTCCGGCTACCATTGAGGATCTGGAGAAGGAGACGAAAACAGATGAGGAGCTTTATCCAAAGCCGAAGAAATCTAATATAGTAGAGGATGAGCCAACTGGAGACGAACAAAGCGATGGAGACCCGGAGGTGGAAAATGCTAAATCCAAGCACAAAGAGGCTGGCAAGTAAGCTAACAAAGATAGCAGACAATCTCCCGACAGAGACGCTGCTTGAGATACTCGGATTAGTAAAGTTTCTTAAGAATTGGGAGAAGTCCCTAAAAGAAAAGGATAAGTACCTCAAAGATCGGGAGCAATTGTTAAAATCTAATTATGTCGCACTCGTCTCGGCCAAGAAGGAATTAGAAAAAGACCGCTAAAAATGGTATAATACATTAAGAAGGCCCACAAGGTTGTGGCCTTTTTAATATGGAGAAATTATGAGCGCACCCAGAGATGCTAACCGTATTCCGGTTATACAAGGAACGAGTAATGCCGATGACATAACACCGGTAAATATTGGCACGGATCCGGTAACCAGGCGGCTTTTAGTTTCTGGCGCAGTCACCAATCCTTCCGGTGAAGAATTGGCCACCGAAACTACCCTTGAGTCAA